TTTTTTTTTGGCTCAACGGTGGAAGCAGGTGCTGCCTTCCGCCTTATCTTGAGGACTATGCCTTTGCTCTCAGTGCTGGAACCAGAGCCACCGCTAATAGATTCACTGATAGGGAAGGAACTGAGTGGTGCGCGCAAGTCATTGCCACCTTCAACTTCATCAAGCCCATCTTCATTCCGTATCTCGTTACGACTAATCCACCTATCAACACCCTTGTCACGCTTGTTGAGTTCATACTCTTTGTCAGCAGGGATGATATTGCGGTGTCCTATGGTCAGGTCTTTATCCTGAGGGTAGTAGCGCTCAATGGCAAAGTCTACAATGGCATCAAACTTCTTGAACATGTTATTGATATTCCACTTAAGGAATATGTACTCAAGCGTCTCAATGTTTGCACGTCCTAGACCGGTGCCTTCTGATAGCTTACCTAGCAAGGCAAGAGGTACACGGAACATCATAGCCACATCTTCCTGTGACATTTTGCGGAGTGCGCCCATGTCAATCTCATCAAGTCCTAAGCCTACCTTTGTGAAGGCAGCCTCTGATGCACGGATGATAGCTACCTTGCCGGCGCTGTCAATGCCTTCATACTTAGAGCGCCATGCACGGACAAACTTCTTAAAGGCGTTCTTAGTGACCTCGCCCTTAATCTCAAGGATACCTGAGAGACCGGCATTGTTATCAAAGAAGTTACGTGTGAACCGGCTGGTGAGTTCATCAGTAGCAATGTAGTCATCACCTGCTTCAACGGTACTCTTGCCGTGGTAGGGGTCCTTAGGATTGAACTGCTTGAAGTGCAGAATCTCATTGACTTCTAATGGAATAGGCTTGCCCTGTGACCGGCGGATGAAGTAACCATTGATGTCACCATTGTCATCAAGGTCAATACCCACACGGTCCGGACGGAGAATGACTATCTCACGTGGACGCCCTGAGGTTTGTCCTAGCGCCATGTACCAGTAACACTCACCTTGTAGCTTGAGGAATGATGCAGTGGCTTCCCATAGGTCATAGCTACTGAAGCTGCTGCTCTTAACGTCATTGCCGGACGGACGGCGTAGGAGCTGAATGAACTCATGCTCAGTGGCTTCTAGCTGGTCACCCTTCTTCCGGTAAGCGATAGGGTCATACATGCCTCCAGCAGCCTCACCAATGAGACTGACGCAAGCCTGCACAATACCTTTGTAGGCATCCAGCTTCTTAAGACTGCGTGAATCCACGCCAATGTTAGATACAATACCAAAAGATTCTTCTTCTTTTCCGAAGCCGAACAAGCGTTTGCCTATGATGATGTCTCTACCGAATGCTCTAAACTGTCTAGTTTTTGCCATATTGCTTGTCCTTTTGTTCTAATTGTACATCAATCCACATAAATATCATCCTCATCTATCACATCATTAGTAGGCGTAAAGGTCAGGCAGAAGCTATCCCAAGTGTCAGGAGATTCAACACCGCGCTCCTTCATCTTGTCTTTAGGTTCCATTTGCAACTTGCCTGTAGGTGTCTGCTTGTAGTATATCTCCTTGCCCTCATCAAAGCCACTATCCTTAACCAGTTTGTGCGCAGACTTCAATGCCTTGCGTGCCTTCCAGTTCACCATAGCGCGGTTATTAGCAAAGCGCCGGCGGTCAGACTTCTGCTCTTGAGATAGTTCCTGACCCCTCTCAGTGACTTCTTTGTGTGGTGATTCACCGGCAAGCATACGCTTAAACAGGATGTCATGCTTGTTCTTCAGGATGTCACCTAAGCCATGTCCAACTCCACCATCATCAATGATAATCCGGTAGTCACCAATGTGGAACTTGCGCCGGTAATCCATCACGCGGTCTGCCTGATTGTCAAGGTCATCATCACGGTTGCGCTCTAGGACCATAGAGAAGTTGTGCTTAGGGAACCGCAGAGTGAACACGGTCTCATTATCTCCACCTGCAGCAACGTCCACGCCTAGCACAGGGTCATCATCAACCACCTGATACTCATGCTCATGACCTTCCTCATCCCACTTAGCCATGATGATAGTGCCGTCCTCACGCTTGCGGTACTGCATCTCAGGCTGTGCCTCTAGGTAAGCACCTTCAAGGGTAGCGTCTACTACAAGGCGCCTATAACCATCAGAACGGACCTCACCCTGCTCAGGGAATAGGCACTCATAGAGGATGTCAAAGAAGGCTTCCTCACGCATCTCATCAATGAAGCGCTGTGAGTAGCGTCCTTCTGATAGAGCCTGATGATAGTCTACCCATATCTTCTCATACAGCTCACTGCGCCACGTCCTGAGGAAGTGACCACGCGTGAAGGGGTTACCAATCTCTAGCAAAAAGGTACCTTCCTCTGATTGCTCATGACCACCCACCATACGCTTGATGGTGGCATAGAGGTCATCAGGAATCAGAGCGCTCTCATCCAGTATTACATTAGGTGCGCCGAATCCCATCAAGGCATCCTTAGTGCGCTGCCTATTCCTAGCATCTGCAGACAGGACCATAATCTCACCGCCTCTACGGAAGGTCAGGTGTGTCTTACTCTTGTGCTGCTTGAGCTTCTCCATTGTCTCGTCAAAGATGAGCTGACGCTGGAAGTAGCTATCATCAAAGATATGCTTGATGATGTACCCCATGATAATCTCAGCCTTCTTCTGCTCAGGTGCAACAAGCAGCCACTTCTCCGGCTTAGTAGCAACACGCTCAAGGACCGCCTGCGCCACTATCTCAGACTTACCGTACTGTGTAGGTAGAATAAGCTGGACACGCCTAGCAACACGTCCAATGATGATACCGGCTATGAGTAATTGAGTACGTGTGTAATCAAACGGCTCACCGTTATCCTTCTTGAACATCCGTAGCAGGAGGCGTATCTGCTCCAGCTTTTGTTCCGACAGGCTTAATGTCGTCTCGTATTGTATTGAACCACTTATCAAGAGCGTCCTCCTTATCTTTGTAGTCTGCATCATTAGTCTCAATAATCTGCTTGTCAGTCATATCAGTGACGTTCTTAGCAACGAATATGAAGGATGCAGGAGGGTAGTTACCCTTAAGACCATTGTCTACTATAAACTCCTTCTGTAGTTGCTTAGCCACGTTATATGCCTGAAAGAAGTCAGGGTATTTATAAACAGCTTCAGTGGCTTCAGGGTCCTCCACTGCGTCAGCCCAATTCTTGAGCGTCCGGTATGTCACACCTATCTTCCTAGCAAAGCCTTCAATGGTAGGCAGGTCATTAGGTATCATCTTGAACTTACGCTTTTCTGATACCTTCACACCGGTCTTAGGTGAGTAGCGTATCTCCTCCTCAATGGTCTCCTTGTTGAACTTCTCAACCATCATATGCTCAATGAGCTGCACCGCGTACTCCGGCTTATAGCTTGATGGACGTCCGAAGCTGTACACTAGCATCCCTGCTGCAGTGAGCTGTGTCTCAGGGTGTTTGATTTTCACATGAACAGTCAGACCACTAGCACGCTTGAAGGTCTTATCACAATGCTCACATTGAAGGAGCTTAGGCTGTTCTGGTGTTTTCTTCTTTGCCATCTTTAGGTCCTACCCTTATCATTGTAACCCCAATAGCTAAACGCTGTCTCATAAGCGCCGGATTGTTTGCGAACTCTACCCTTGCTCTGCCTACTGCTTCAGCATACTTAGGTACCTCAGCATCTATATCAATCATCTTACGCTTGCCTGAGAATGATGGACGTGTCTCTTTGATGGTGAGCAGCAGGTCATAGTCATTATCAATGGCGTACTGCATAGGCTTCTCATCCACCACTAGGTTCTTGTGCGTCAGGTGCAGGTAATGGTTCTGATTAATCTCTTTGAGGCGGTCCACGTATGGCTCCCAATCATTAGCCTTCACAAAGATACGGAGGGCATAGCCTGCGCGTCCAGCCCACCGGACACTCTTGTTGATGAGCTTAATGTCACTGGATTCTATTGCTACTAGTAACTTCATGATAACTCCTCATCTGTGCGCAGCCATTCTCCGGTCTGCTTCTTTTTAGTGAATGTGATTTTAGTCACCGTGTCATCTGGATAGAGAACTACATTGTGGTCATTGTGTCCAAAGACGGTATCCCAATCTATGATAACCTGATAGCCTCTCTGCTTCACGTACAGCCCATAGTTCACGTCCGGACCATACGGCTGAGAGGAACCGCTATAGTAATCATGATTGAGGTACAGGTCCTTACGTGTGGCATAGCCATAGAATCCGCCGGCATCTATCTGCTGGTATCCCTTTGAGGGCATGACAGTGTTTGCGCGCGCAGGGTGATTGATGTCATCCACCTCCCACGCTCCAATCATCTTGACGCCCCACCTGCCACACTGGACGCCCTGCACAAAGCCTACTCTAGGGTCCTGCATCAATGGCTTGATAAGGCTGCAGAAGCAGTCCACGTCAAAGACAGTATCATCCTCTAGGCTCACGACAATCTCACCCTCTAGCTTAGCTATCAGGTGCTTGCTCTGGTTCTTAATGTAGGCAATACGCTGCCGGCGCTGAGCCACACGGACCTCATTAGGATGATGGTCACTGTTACGGACTATCAGGCACTCACGGTATCCATACTCCTCAGCAAAGCGCTTCAGCTTGTTATGGATGAATGGCTCATCAATATCTACTATGAAGGCAAGGTTAGTGTTCTCCGGCTTGTGGATACCCTGTGTATTCTTCAGGTTCTCCAGCCAGCGCTCCACCGCCCACCGTCTAGTAAAGGCACAGAAGATGGTTATGATAGGTGAGTTCATGACTTCTGCTCCGCTTCAAGGTCATAGGTGCTATTGTCTTTGCGTGTCACCCTGCAGGCTACAATGCCGTTCTTGTTGAGCAGTCTGCATACGTCATCACGGTCATCAAAGAACATAGTAATGCCTAGCTCCTGACACTTTGCCAGCTTCAGCTCAGGTGATTGCTTAGGGTTATCAAAGACCACCTCATGAATCCACTCATCAGGGAATGCTGACCACTTCTCATGTACAGCATCAACAATGGTGCCTATCCGGTTCTTACCTATGGCGCTAATGACATGAACCTTGTGACCCTGCGCGTGCATTGAATCACAGATAGCTGCCATCTCACTAGGGAAGTGGCTGATGACCTGCCAGTAATCAAAACCTACAATCATAGCAATCCCTCCAGCGCCTCACGGTACATAGGCTCCATGACCTTCCAATCAATCTGCTTAGCAATGGCATCAGCAATCATGCTCTGGTCTGAGTAGCTGTCATCCCTTGCTAGCTCATCAATCTTCTCAGCAAGCAGCAGAGGGTTCACGCCATAAATATCAACTATCATGCGTGGCTTGAACTCACCTACCTTCTGAGCAGGCACCAGCCAATTAGGAGGCAGCAGATGATTGTTAGGTGATACGTCAGTCATGATGACCGGCAGACCGGTACTAAGCGCCTCATTGAGTGGCAGGCAATTACCGCCATAGCGTCTAGGCAATAGCACTGCATCCATGTCCTTGTACATCATTGAGTAATCTTCAAGTGTGGAGGTGTCTAGGAAGTGCAGCTTAGGGTTACCCTTACCGCGCTTCATCCAGTCAGCAATATATTGAGGGGACTGTACGGTAATGTAGATGTCCACGTCCTCATTGATATGCTCCACTGCATCTATCACGCTCTCAGTGCCGTTACGGTCAAAGGCTGCAGGCTTGCCGGCAATGTGCAGGAACTTCTTTGCCTGCGTCTTGACCTCAAAGGGAAGCAGCTCACGGTTCACCGGACAATGCAGGTACTGGTGCTTGATGTGACGCGCCTGAGCGAACTCCTCAATCTGCTCATAGTGCCAGCGTGACGGTGCTATGAGCATGTCAGGCGTAGGCAGGTTAGGGTGAGAGTACCAATCAAAGAACTCATAATTGTATTGCACAGCAACCTTGACGCCTAGCTCACGTGCGCGCTCATAGAGCCAATAGTTGTATGGTGATTCAGCCACAAACACCACATCAAGGTCCTGCAGGAACTCATTGATATTGTGCGACTTAGGGAATCCCTTAATGACTTGAGCATCAGGGTACCTCTCAAAGTGATTGATGTTACCGTTCAGGTGGCTGATGTCCACAACCATAGTCTTGTCCGGCTTCATGTGCTTGTAGAACTCCCATGTCTGGATGCCTAAGCCGGTATTGTCTGCGCGTGCTACTAATCCTAATCTCATTACAGTTCCTCCATATACTTATCAGCTAGTCCCCACTTGATGCACTTAGCTGCCTCAATCCAGAAGCTGTCATCTTTGAGGTGTTCTTCAAGGTCCGGCACTTCAGCATAGTTCTGATAGTGCTTGAGCAGCGTCTTAGTCCAGCGCCTGAAGTGGTCACTGTCACGCTCAATCTGCAGAGGTGTGTGCTTACGGTAGCCGTCAAAGGAACCATAATGAATCAGATGCTCAGCCGTCTTGCTGATGTAGCGGTGACCCTTTGTGCCGGTGACTGCAAGGATAGAGCCACTGCTCAGAGCAACCTGAGTGACAATGGTCTTGACTATAATGCCCTTACTCTTAGCAAGCTCTACAAGGTGGCAGAGGTGCATGCACAGCCATCCATTACCGCCGTTGCTGTTTATCCATATCTCAATAGGCTGAGGTTCACGTTGCTTGCTCAGCTCCTCAATCTTCTTAGTGAGAGGGATGATAATGCCTTCCTGAAGCTCATCATCAAACTCCCCTAGAATGAAGAACTTGTTACCGTCATGGTACTTGTTAGGCGTCTGTTGATTCTGTTGATTCATTTGTAGCTTCCTCCGCTATTGTGTTTAGTTCCTTAGTCAGTTTACGGTACATCTTAATCATGGTGACGGCATAGAGCAGTGAGCCTACAAAGCCCTTGAACATGTTTGCCTGCTTCTCAGGCGCGTCAGGAATCTTGCTCTCATAGAATGCAGTCATCCGGCTCAACCGGTCCAGCCGGCGGTTCATCTTCTCATCAGCCGGTACTTGATAGCGCCGTGCCAGTTCAATAATTTTATCTTGCATGTTTGTCACCCTTGTTTACCGGTTTTATTATCATGTCATACTTAGGGTCCGCGCCACGTCCATCCGTATGATAGCTACGCTTGATACCCAATGTATCAGAACTAGGGCAGTATATCCATAAGCGCCATAGCTTCCAGCCTGCTTCACCCTCACGCTCAATGTGGCTGTGGACTACGCCGTGCATCACATCCTCTATCATGGTCCGGCTGTCAGGATTGAAGTGGTTATCAATCATCCACTTATAGAAGGCTGTATCAGCAAGGTGAGGACGCTGAGACCATTGCATTGTCCGCATCATAGGGCAGACGTTCATACCGCCCATGTGCTGAGGCTTCTCATCAAGCATCAGGTGCTTGTGGTCCGGTAGGATAAGCTCCTCATGGTGGAGGCGTATGACGTTAGCATTGCCGTGAATCACCTGATAGACAAGCGCTGACCATTCAATCTGACGGTCCGGCGTGACAGGTGCATCATGCTCAACGTACAGAATAGTAGGCGTCTTAACTAGCTTCAGGACCTCACGCGCCATGCCTGCCTGATGCAGGTGCTTATCAAAGATGACCGGCACCACGTTCTTCCACTGGTTATTACAGAGCCATAGGACGCGCTTCATGTACTCAAGGTAATCAGGGAAGCGGTCTCTCTGCTCATGACGGATGCCATCAAAGCTAATGATAATCTCTGAAGTAGGTAGCTGAGCGCGGACGCTAGCTATGGTCTCCTCAATGATTGCGGTGTCAGGATGAGCCGGTATGACGCTGGTAGGAATGATGACCGTGATAAGGTTCCGGCTGTCCTCAGGCGTAGGCTCTGCGCCACTGACGGCTTCAATATCATTGATGATGTTATAGACCAGACGGCGCTTGTATTGCTGCCACCAGCTAAAGGTCCAGACACTCTCAATGCTGTCATAGCGTTCTACTGCAGCAATGGTCTGACCTTGAAGCTGCTCATAGTCTGAGATGGTCCTAAACGGAACTTCCTCACCAAAGAACCAATCCCAATACTTCTCACTGAATCCGCCCTTAGGTGAGAGGGTATCAGCTATAGGCAGGCAGCCGGCTTCCAGTGCCTCAAACAGTCTGAAGCTATCAGGTGTCTCAGGACCACTAGGTGCAAAGGCAACCTTAGCTGATGCCATGCGCCGGTAGTAAAGCTCAGGCGGATAGCCTTGTGTGAATCCCTCAGTTGCATGGAAGTCACCATTAAGATGATTGACGTGAGCAAACTCCACCATAGTCTCATGCGCCTTCTGCAGGTCATACCGGCGCTGATGAGTAACCTGACCGGCAAAGAAGTAATCAAGCGGACGCTCAATAGCTTCCATGCGGTTCTGCGGTATGAACTCTCTAGCCTGTGGAGGGAATCCGGTGCCTAGTTTGCCATAGTTATCATGGCGTCCTTCACGTGGTGACATAACCCATATGCGGATGTTAGGGTGCTTGACCTTCTCTATAGGGAAGCTAGCCTCCTCATCTCCGGTAAGCATCAGCACTACCCACTTCATAGCCTTGAGCTTAGCGTTCAGCTCATCAAGGTAATCTACCTGTGCGCGTGCAGGGAAGATGATAACGGCGCCCTCATGGTCACCCTGTCTCCAGTCCTCAAAGGATTCATAATGCTGGTAGCGGTAGCCTTTAGCAGGGTCCCACAATTCACGTGAAAAGATTGCCTCAAGCATACCCATATCCCAATAGCCACGCGGAGGCGTATCAGGGTTTAGGCTGAGCCATAGAATAGGAATCATTGCTTGCCTTCTGGATGACTAAAGTAATAGTGTTCCTCATGGTCAGTGGCAAGGTATTCAGCCTCATAGCCTAGAGCTTCCATGAAGTCCAGCACGTCCTGCTTAGTGACGCCATAATCACGCTCACCTAAGTCAGGATGAATGGACGCCCATACCTTAGGCTTGTGGTCCTTGAGCGTCTGCTCTGCGCCCTGCAGGATGAATAGCTCAGCACCTTCTGTGTCCATTGTCAGAGCGTCCGGTACAATGCCGGTGCGCTTCACGTAATCATCAATGGTAATCTCAGGCACATTAGCGTTGTTCTCATGGATGTAGGTATAGGCAAGCTTATCAATCAGCTCACGCTCTGCAGCTTCAGGATAGTGGTCACCCTCACCGTAGTATTCTGCCGGCTGTTGAGCATCACTCTTATTGCTGAACAATCCATTGAAGGATGCTAGTGGTGGAGCATCAAAGTTCTTGCGCCATGTAGCGCGGATGTTACCCCAAAACTGAGGAGTAGGTTCAATCAATACCACGTTCTCAGGTCCCACAAAGCGTCCGTATATGATAGACAACCAGCCTACTTCAGTACCAATATCAAACAGGACGTCACCCTTTTTAAGGTGCTTCTCCATGCTCTCAGTGCGCTCACGCTCCCAATAGTCCCACACGTCCCATGACGCAAGGAAGCTAGGCAGAAGCAGCTCATGCTGGTGTATATGGTCCTCAACCGGTCCAACGTCAGACGTCTTGATATACTTAACCGTCTCCCACTTCACATCTTCTAATGGTACATTCATGACTTGACCTCCTCTATTATCTGTTGCCAGCGCTGCACGTAGGTATGATTAGCCTTGACGTGTTCATGACCGGCGCGCCGGATAGCCTCACGCTCCTCATCATGCTCTAGGTAATAATCTATCAACTGCTTAAGCTGCTCAAAGTTATTGAAGTCATAAAAGACTAGGTGCTTGCGGTCCTCAAAGTGGTCACCCATTCCTTGAATGTATGGATGAATGATAAAGCCACCGCGTCCTAATGTCTCATACACGCGGTCACTCCAGTAGTAAGGATAATCAAAGTTGATGCAGAGGCTGTCACCTATGGCAACCTTGCTGTGAGCGTACATGTTATTGAGTGCATGACCACGGACTGTGCCGGTCTGACCATCACCGCCTACGTGCGTGAAGCGGTCACCGTATGTAGCACGGAGCCAATCAATCAGCTTAGGACGGTAAGCCCATTCAGGGTGATACCCTTTAGAGCCTACAAAGATAACATCATGAGTAGGCTGAACGCCCTCAAGTAGGTAGCACTCCTCATGGAATACTGCTGCCTGCAGATAGCGTCCTTTGACCTGTGTGTTCTCATTGAACCACTCAGCCATCCTCTTATCTACAGTAAAGAAGTATTCAACGTACTGATAAACAGGGTCCCGCTCAAGGTCCTTCTGCCGTTGTAATCCAAACCACAAGTCAAGGTGATAGGCAACCGTAGGGATACCCTTATCTTTAAGTGTCTTGAGGACTACATCCATCTGCAAGCCGGTGACACTAGGCGTGCGCCAGCCATGCGTATGTACCCACACAAACATATCTGAGTTGAGTGCTGAATCAAGTATCAGTTCTGCAGTAGCTTGTGTCTCCTGCAGTGCTGAGACCTCATGACCTAATGCCTCAAGAGACTTTTTGTGGTGGCTCTCACTTGAATAATCAACGCTGAAATTACCTAGAAATACTACTCTCATCACGTTCCCTCCGTGTTCGTTTGTTAAGATTAAATACCCTGTGAGGAAGTTCCTCAAACTCTAGCTTGAACTTCTCTAATGCCGTGGATTGTTTGCTGCGTTTAGCCATTTTAGATGTCGTCCTTTTACGCTGACCCCATAATAACATAACCACATTCTCCTAAACAATAGGGACCACATCAGTACAGGCGGACGACAAATAGCTTCACTTAAGAGTCTAGTTGAACCTGCATGCTGTGGTCCCTATTACATAGGATATAGCATAAACAGTGAGACGTCTGCTGTTATATTCTACTTAGAATCTGCTGACCATAGAGGTATCTTCCACCTTCTATGCCGTACCCCTCAAAGATTTTCATAGCTACTGCCATGTCTGAAGGTGACGGACTGCCTGTGACTATTGCATAAGCCTGAGGCGTTTGCCTTTGCATCTCATGGAGTACAAAGTCTAGCTGACCGTGATAGTCAGCCGGCATATCATGACGCCGGTTAGGATGCCACTGAGCAAGTCCCCACGCAAGACCACCATCTCCGGTCTTGTTCGTATGGTCTAGCTTGCTCTCAGCAATCAAGTTGCCTACAAGGTAAGCTGCTGCTGTCTTGCTCAGCCCCTTATCCATGTAGTGCGCAAGAGCGGTACCGACTTTATCAGCCGGCGCCCCTCCCACTGAGAAGCTGAGTGAAGCAATGTACTGCTCACGCTGAATCTTTGCCTGCAGTTTTTGCTGCAATTCTTGATTCTGCTTCTGCAGTTCCTGCTGCTTCTCCTGTTCACGCTTAAGCTCAGCGTCCTTCTTTTGCAGTACCTCATCCTTGCTCTCAATCTGGAGCTGAAGGTTCTGCTTTTGTGAACGCTCTATCTGCAGTAAGTGTGTTCGCGTGCTTATGGCATATGCCGTAGGCAGGCTGATGACAATAGCCACAAGAGCTATTATCAAGAATGGTTTTTCTAGCTTCATGTTTTACAGTTGCTCCGTTAAGATGTAACTCTTTTCTGGTGCTTCCTCATTATACACGAAAAGCACAGCCGTTTTGCCGTCAGCAGTGAACCCACCTCTGGTCTCTAGTTTGTCAAAGAACTTATTGATGTAGCGCCTACAGGCAGCTATCCGCCGTGCCTCAAGCCGTTCCTTCAGGACTTGAGCCGGATGTTTTATATCCCATACTTTTTGCATTAGATTACCCTCCATGCGTGTTAGTTGTTTTGTTTAGTTGTAGAGACCCTGCAGACGCTGCAGCCCCCTTGCGCTAGGGTCCATGAATAACATATCACCCTTGCCGGTTAGCTTCTCTGCGCCCTCAGTGTCTAGGATGACACGGCTGTTCACACCTGAGGTGGTCATGAAGGCAATCTTTGTAGGGATGTTTGCCTTGATGAGACCGGTCACCACGTCTGCAGACGGACGCTGTGTGGCAAGCACTAGGTGGATACCCACGGCGCGTGCCTTCTGCGCAATGCGGATGATAGAGTGTTCAGCGCTAGGTGGCGCGGTCTGCTCAATGGTCATCTTGATTGCTTCTTTGGTAGCCTTCTGAGTTAGCTTGCCTGACTTGCTCTCACTGAGTATGTACATCAGATTCTCATTGAACCTCTTGATGTCCATGCTGATAACGCTAGGCGCAAGGTCAGTCATCATCAGGTCAGCAAACTCATCCAGCACAATAACTATCTTAGGCATCTTGCCACGGAACTCCTCAATGGTCCGCTTGCCTGCCTTACGCAGGACCTTGTAGCGCCGGTCCATCTCCTCCACCATCTCATTGAGCGTGTGTGCTGCATCTACGTTGCTGGTAACTACCGGCTTGTAGAGGTGAGGCACTGTCTCAAACTGTGTCAGCTCAACCTGCTTAGGGTCAATGAGGACCAGCTTCAGAGCTTCAGGAGTGTTCTGCTTGATGAGTGATGTCAGTAGCACGTTCAGCATGACGGACTTACCTGAGCCTGTAGCACCGGCAATCAGCAGGTGTGGCATATCAGAGAGGTCCTTGTGCTTTACGTTACCGCGTACATCAACACCTATAGGAATGTTCAGGCTGTTAGGAATGAAGTGCTGCTCAGCAAGAGCCACGGTGGTCCTTACTTTGTTAGGCACTTCAACACCCACAAGGTTAGTACCCATGATAGGCGCGTCAATGCGGACGCCTTCTGATTCCAGAGCTAGCGCAAGGTCATTACTCATGCGCGCAAACTTGCTCATAGGGATGCCTCTAGCAGGCTTGAAGGTGTACTGTGTGACGGATGCTCCAATGTGTGTGTCAGCTACTTCAACCGGCATACCGAACTCCTGAAGCTTCAGGCGGATACGTTCCTCCGGCTTGAGGTCTGCGTTCTCCACACGGTCAGAGGCACTAGGGATGTACTGCTTCTCAGTGAAGGCTATAGCCTCAGTCTTACGGCTGACTGGTGTAGGACGGTCAATGCCTATCACGCCTAAGCGGAAGGTCTCAAAGCTGTCCTGACCATCAAACATGTCAGAAGGGTTAGGCAGGAACACCATATCAGGATTAGCTAGCAGGCGCGTACAGCCATCATATAGCTTGTAGAATACTGCAGCGTCACCAATGATGTCCTTGAACTCTAGCGTGTAAGGCTGAATCTGTGGCGTGTTGTCGCGGTTCTTTGTGGTCTTGCATTCATTGAAGATGATGCGTGCCGGAGCCTCACCATACTTAGCCTTGACTAAGTGGTACAGGAACATGCCCTGTAGGAAGTGGTTAGGGTTCTCCACGCTGCCATCAGAATAGCCGGCAACAAACTTGTGGTCCACTATCTCAAGCTCACCTAATTCATTGCGCACCAGCAGGTCAAGGAATCCCTTTGCAGGTAGACCTAACTCCTCACCGGTGACGGTGGTCAGTTTGTCAGTGATGCCTAACTCAACGCCTAGAATCTCATGGAACTTAGGCAGCTCTGCAAAGTAGAAGTTGATAGCATTGTTGTATGTCTCAAGCATCTTCTGCCGGCTGCCGGTCTTACCATAGTTGATGCCACTATCAGAGGTTTGCTGAATCATATCCAGCCCCATACCAATAGCTTCTTCAACTTCCGCACCGTTAAAGTACGTCTCTAGTGCCTTGTGAGCAGCCTTGCCTACCACGCTGGTAGGAGAGGCAATGTCACCATAGACCTTTAGTATGTAGCGCTTCTTAAACGCAAGGGGATTCCGTAGGAACATCCCCATACTGGAATAGCTCCAGTAATCAATCAGATTGTTGTTGTGCATCTTTGTCGTCCTTTACTTCAGATGTGTCTCCATTATCGCTCTTATTCTTATCATTGTCAATATAGTTGAATCCATCATCACCTACCTCTGACTGGTCCGCAAGGATAGCCTCCTGTAGTTGAGTGTTCATAGGACCATACTTACTGATGAGTAGTTTAAGAACGGTCTTAAGTGCCATGAACTCAAAGCCGTCAGCCTCCGCCCATAGACCATAGCCTTTAGCGTATGACTTACTGTACTTCTTAGCATGCTTCTTGAGGTCATCCACCTCCATGTACATAGTTTTCTCAAAGCCAGTATTGAGACGGAAGTAAGCAACGTAGCCAACAATAGGCGTCTTATCGCGCTCCTTCCTATCATCAATCCAGTTGAACTCAAACTCTCCACTGAGGCGGTCAAAGCTTTTTATCTCACCGGCGCGGACGTCAGTTGAGTTGATAGTCTTATAGTGACCACTGCGCTGAGCTAGCTGGATGAATCCTTTATAGCCCATCTGGAACTGAGCCTCTACCTTAGTCACCCACTTGTCACGTGTGCGCTCAACGCCCTTGCCGTCAAGATAGGTCTCCTGAATCTTCTGGTCATTGTTGTACGGTATGATGTACGCAAAGCCTAGATTAGGATTGATAGGCAAGTCCATTGAGGCTGCTGTTATGGCAGCGCTCAGTACGGTCTGCGGTTCACATTGCTGGAGCATTGCGTTCTGATTCAGGACTGACATGAGGGTAGCTGTAAACTGACCAGCACGCTTATTGAGAAGTGCCTCAATCCTTTTCTGAACGGCATCACTGCGCAGGTATGCTTGCACACTGACTGTAGGTTTATTGTCTGCCATTAAGTGTCCTCCACTTAGGTTGATATTAGAGTACCGTTATTTACGGTGAGCTGCTACCACATGGTAAGCAACAATGAACAGCGCTGTGCCTAAGGCATAGAAGCCTGCAGCAAGTGCTACTACGTGGTCAAACTTAGTGACCATCAATCCGCCCACTAGGACACGGAAGGCAAGCTCTACAAGCCATCCGGCGCTCTTTAGCTGCCAGCCTTTATTAACTGCTGGTGCTGTTGAAGCATCCTCTTTAGGTTGATTGTTTTTAGTTTTTTGTTTAGTAGCCATTTGTCGTCCTTTCGTCATTAGGTTACGTATCTATACTAGCAAAGATGTTTAGAGTTGTCAATACTTATTTAGACTTTTTATCAGGCGTAAAGCTGTCTACCTTCTTAACAATCTCCTCAGCATAGTCACGCATGAACTTGAGTTTATATTCAAGGTCACGCAGATTAGTACCTAGTGCAGCCTTAATAAGTCCCACAAACTCCTCATTGCTGTATGCTCTGGTATCACCATTGAATGAACCACGCCACGCATCAGCCACGTTATAGAACTCCTTGCCTTCCTTGAACTTGATGCCTAAAAACTTATTCATCCATCTGACATACCTGAGTAGCTCCTCATAGCGCGCCTCAATATCCAGCTTCATATCACGTCTAGCATCTGCCAGTTTGTCGCGGTGTACATCAAGAGGTATGGATTCACGTGCATCCGTGCGCAGGAGTGATGCAACAAAGTCAATGCCTAAAGGTACCGGCTTCAGCTTAGGAGCCTTCTTGATAACCTTCAGAGCGCCATTGACTACAGCCATCATTCCCCAATCATCAGGAAGCTCACCGTCCTTGACCATCTTCTCATCAGCAATAACCAGCCACCACCTGTGACAGTATTGTTTTGACGGTAGGCACTTGTTAGGCTTCTTCACTTCATTGAGCCAATCAGAACGGCTGACCTTTACCTCAAAGCCTTCAAGCTCATTGCCGGAACTGTGCCACGCGCCTAGTATCATCAGGTCCGCTATGTTGTTTGCACCACCGGTAGATGATGCAACCTGAGTGAGTGGAATGTACTTGCCTAGATTAGCAGCGCCATTAGCTGCATGGTACTTCTCAATGACCATATGTGTCAGGTCACCGGTCCGGAGTGGCTTATCAGTTATGTACTCACTCACGGCTGATGCTCCTTCATGTAGTCATTGAACCACTTAAGATAGCTTCTATTTACCTGACGCATCTCACGGAGGATGCGCTCACGGCGTATCCAATGCCAGCGCGGAGTAAATAAATACTCCGCTTCTAGCTGCTCATGGAGACGGATGAAGTTAGGGAATAGCTTAGCAAAGGGGTCCATCAATCCTCAGCCGGCACATAGTCACGCCGGTTCCTTCCGTCCGTCTTACGGTGATGATTGCGGTTGTTGCGGAGCCGGCGCTTATACGCACTGAGTGGCGTATCAAACGGAGCCTTAGCTCTGCGCAGCTTGCGCGCCTGCTCACGCTTATGTTTTTTGTTTGCTAGTTTTACCTTGTCCAAAGGCATTGTGTTACCCTCCAATTAGTTTGATGACCGGAACCGGTTTGTATTTTAGGCAGCCTCCTCATGGTATTTATTTATGGCATCCTCAGACACTAACCAGTAAGGTGTAGCGCCCATGCTGTAGTTCTTTGCAGTCAGCTTGCCGGACCGGATGAGATTCAGAATGAAGTTATAATTGCTCTCCACGTTATCTCCGCCGGTGCTGTTTTTGATAAGCCCTAACTGAGCTATCTCACGTGGTTTGTAATACTTCTTGCCTTCAATTTTACGCATTAGAATACCCACCTTAATAGCGCCACTATGCCTGCTATGATAAGCGCACAGATTGCTGCCATGATGACCAATGTGATAATGGTCGCAGCAATGATGACCGCCTTAGGTTGCTTGTTCGTGTGTCTCATAGACCCATCTCCTTCATACCTTTACTTAATGGTTCACTGATTAGTATGATTGCCTCAAGCCCATACAACATAGTTAGATACAGTCCAAAGCAGATGCCTGCTAGGACCAGCCACGGCAGCACGTACTGCGTGAACTTCTGCCACCGGCTCAACTTCTGAGGACCCTCCTTGCGGTAGTAGTCATCATCATCCCAATAGCCTAAGTGATTCATAGTGGTCTCCTTCCTACCGGTTCACCGGCATCATCAAAGTAATCAAAGCTAGTCTCTATCTCAGCCTCACCGCGCCATACGTCACGGAAGTACACCAGCTCAGCAGCACGTCCTTCAATGTGATTGTTCTTCACATCAACGTAGGCAGGTAGCGCCTTCTTGCCAGCTAGGAATGACCAGCCGTTTTTAGTGATACCCCACTGTCCACGTATCTCCTTGCCGGCAGCATCACGCTGCTTGAAGATGAGACCGTGTAGGCGGAGGTGACTGAAGAAGTTGAACCGCTTGAAGTCCTCAGGCTCAGTGAAGTCACGGACCATGAATGTGTTAGCATCCTTGTCTCCGGCGTTCATCTTATCAATGACGTGGAGTGCTGCACGCTTAAGCATCAGTACCTTGTTCTTGCTGAGCTTCTCACGGCGGATGAGAGGGATGCGCTGCTCACAGGCAGGACACACTTCTCCGGCTTCACAGTTAGCCTTTACCATTGCTATTGCTTGTTCTAGGGTGATTGTTGCTTCCATAAATAAACCTACTTGCTTCCCATGATTAGTGCCATGACAGTCACACTTGCATTCCTGCGCGGTGCTGTGCTGACATTTGATATTACACACATCTAGTCCTGCTCCGGCTCATAGTCCGGTTCATCCGGTTCAGTCAAAGCCTCCTGCTCACTGTCAGTGATGCCGTCACACTTAGGATTAGGACACTCAGCCACAGGGACCTCATACGTGTCATGCTCACCGTTCCGCATGGTATCAACCTCTGCGGTCTCAATAGTGTGATTGACGTGGAGGCAGTGGCGCTCACCATCAATGACTTCATACTCCTCAGGGTACATTGTGCTAGGCATACATAGCCTTCCCAAAGAGTGCGAACTGAATAACGCAGTCAGCATCATACATATCCCACTCATCAAAGTCAGCGCCCTTAGCAGCTACTACGCCGGTCAGACCTTTAAGGAACTTGCTCAATGTGAGGCGCTCCCACTTGCCGGTCTCAACGTCATGGAACTGGAGCATGCCACCGCGTGCTATGTTTTGGCTTATCCACTTAGCACCCTTAGGCGTGTCACCAAACTCACGGACTTCATCACACCAATGAGTACATCCGCGCATTGCGGAATCCATGATGTTATCTATCTGTTCATTGCTAACTGGTAGTTCTATTTTGTGCATCAGGGTCGTCCTTCCTTATGCGTTATCTTTACTACCTCAGTGTACATCAAAGGGTTTAGACTTGTCAAGACTTTTATATGGTTGATTATACTTAACAGAGGTATGGTTGTGGACAACATATTGAGACACTAGCTGTAGCGTCTTGCAAAAATAAGGCAGCATGCTATATGATAGATGCACGCTGCTTACGTCAGAACTAGGCAGCCAACAGTAAAGATATTGAGGGTTGCCGGCATCTGTCAGGTATGCTATTCTTAGTGTATTCTGACGTAAGCTAATCTCTAAAGAGAAGGCACCCTCACCGGTGTCTTTTTGTTTTAAGACTAGGCAGGGTCCTTCCTACCCAATAGCGGTCTCTAAAGAAGCTATCACACACTTGAACCGGCAAGCCACAAGGAAGATGATGGCTAGACGTATGGCTTGTTATACGTCCTCTGCACTGCATGTATATGCTGAACCTTAACAATGCTAGAATGTACTTATGGCTAATCATAAGAGACGAAGGAACAAGAGCAGGCGCGCAGGTTGTTTACTGTGCAAGCCTCATAAAGCTCAAGGGAATTGCTCTCATGCTATCAAACCAAAATACAGACTGAATAATAAAGAGCTTCTGCTGGTATAGGATTACATCTCATGCAGGTAGAGCGCGCTTCAGAGGGTTGCCTCCTCCGGTTACGGAATTAAGAGAGGCTTCTTTGACGTGGCTAAAAACAAAGACCCCTGATTGCTCAGAGGTCACGGAGAGGCTAGCTGTTGTTCTACCGGTAGGAGTGTTCCGACTTGCCGGCAGTGTCATAATGTTACGCTTCACTTTTGTTTTGTTGATGTTTGTTTTAGTAATCAACTGTATACATAATAGCATACATAGCTATAATTGTCAATACCTATATTGTACGTTTCACTAATTGACACTTGCAGATAATGCACCGCCCTGCCTCAAGCTGACTATAATGACCAGTGCATTCATAAATAATCATGCAGCACCGTCTGGAGGCGTAGGGAATATAATCACATTCTCTAGTGCCTTGATTCCTACAGCACGCTCCTGCGCTAGCCTACGCAGCCATACGCGCTTAGCAAGCTCAGGGTATTCATCTATGTATAGGACGTTTTGTGTGTCTGGTTCTTTATCCATAAGCTCATTATAGCAAAGAGCCACCGTTCTCCGGAGGCTCTCTCATGTCCGTCTGAATGCAGTGGCTCTGTACAAAAACCCCTGCTCACATTACAACCGGCTACTAGCAGCATGTATGGTTATTCTATCTGCTACTGACACCGCGCTTGCGCGCCCTTGACCCATGCAGGTCAGTGTTCCGGTGCCTTTAAGGTTGCTTGTTTATACTAGCACAATGCTCAGATTCTTCAATGGATAATTTACCAGTGAATACCTGACAGGTCCAGACGTCATTAAACTTCTGATAAACCTGATACCACATGTAACCGTAGGCTAGCAGTCCTCCTGCAATGATTCCACACAGGAAGATAGCTAAGCCCTTCCAACGCATTACAGTGTCCTGTTACCGCCATTACGCAGCGCCCATACGACAAACGCCACAGCAACCGCTAAGACTAGCACAGCAATCAGGTTCTGCGTGAAGTACCACACTAGGAACACAAGGACTATAGCAATAATAATATCCACTATTTAACCTCCGTGTATTCAGGCTTTTTAGCTGAGCCTAGAAGGACCCCAATCTTAGGGAACTTACGCTCAAGCAAGCGGACTATTGTGTAGTACGCAAGGATGACGGCGCCAGTCAGGGCAGTCACTGCTGCTCCACTGGTGGTCTCATCAACACTGATACCGCGTGCAGCTAACCACGCAATGACTGAGCCTACAATGACAGGCACATAGGTTCTTACTAAGCTGGTGATAACATCATTCATATTTATGCTCCTATATCTCTATTGAATATAGCGCGCCATGCTTTTTTAAGCAACTCAATGAATGCTTCTATGGCGCCTAGTCTTTTATTCTGTTCCTCATCCGTAGGTGTAGGTACATCCGGCATATCTTCAGGAGGGTCCACTGGTTCAGGTGGATTGCTAGGATTAGCAGGCGTGCCTACCGGACAAGCCTCAGGGTCAGTGGTCAGGTCAGATGACTTGATACCATTCACGTTCTGATACTTGCCTGCTTCATTTTGCTGGTAGCTGTACTCAGTAAGCTGGTAAGTAACCTCAGAGACAATGGTGTGAGCGCTGACATTCTCAATGATGTCACCGGCTTGATACCAGACTTCCTTACCATCCTTTATGACAGGGTGACCGTTCTCAAGGTCAATCAGTGGAGTAGCGCGCAGCACATACAGTGTGCGGTTCTCATCATCCACTACACTATCAGACCATGCTGGAGTAGTAGGTGCTGGAGGGATGACCACAGGTGGCGCCCACGGTGTGTCTGCTACTTCAGATACCTTCAGTCCGCCGGCAATGTTTGCATCATAGCTGCTGACCGTCTGGTAATACTTCTGACCGCCTACGGTTGTAATGCCCTTGACTAGGAAGTTCTGATTGAGAGGGAAGCGCCGTGCATCTGCAGGCTGACTAGGGTCATTCAGGTTGCGTAGGTAGAAGCCTGCTGCCTGAGCATAGACTGTCTTTTGAGGAATCTCACTGCGGTTGCGTAACCATTCAGGCTGAGGTGGAGGAGTAGGGTTATTGTACTGGTTGATAATCTCAGTAGCGCGGTTCCATATGGCTTCTACTGGAAGGTCTGCAGGACAGACAGTACCAGTCAGTGATACATCACGGTGCCGGATAGGACGTGTCACACCAAAGTTCTCACGCAGCCACGCCACAACGTGCGCGCTATTCTCAAGGACCTGAGCATTCCGGTATCCATTACGCCAATCACCATGATGCTCCATAGAGATAGTCCTAAGGTTTGATTCCCAGTTACCATCACACCATGCAGTATCATTGAAGTTCACACACTGGAATGCCTTAATATCAGCACGGTCAGTGATGACAAGGTGAGAGGACGCGCCTCTACCGGACTGGTTGAATACAAGTACCGCACTCTCAGCAGAGCCTACCACGTGGTGATTAGTATTGCGTCCGTCACGCGCCGTGCCTTGACGTCCTACTGTGAAGTTGTTAGGATGCGCTCCTCTCCACTGGATTGATGGTGCTGGTACTTTACCCATGATGTCGTCCTCCGTTATGCTTATAGTTTAACACATATGAACAACACCTTGACACTGCAGACTTCAGGTGGTACCACCGGCTCTGCAGGTTTAGAAGGCTGCTCAGGTTTATTGTTCTTAGGCTTCTCTGCCACCGGCTCCTGAGGCGTAGGAGTTACTGGTTCTGATTGCTGTCTAGGGGGAAAAAGAGTGTCGTCTTGACCCTCATGTGATTCATCTTCAGCCTGCTCAGCAGGCGCCGGTTTATCTATAATCTTGAAGTTCTGAGTATAGTAGTCCCTCACAATCTGCCGGTTGCCAAAAGGCGTCTCAATGTTATAGGTGTTGAGGAACTGGATAACACAGTTGCTGCCTACCGGTACATCTGCCGGCAGGTTACCTATCCGCCGTGACGTTCCCTCTAGGTGCTGAGGCGCGCTAATGCCCTTGAAGATGTCATCACCTTCATCCGTTTTGATAACGCCTCTGTAGTCCTTACAGAACACTTCACGGATAATCTCCACGCGTCCCTTGTAGTAGACCTCACCAAAGAAGATGCCGGATACTTCCTGACCGGCGTAGTATTCAGCCTTGTCCGTAGCCACCGGTACCTTGATGTCCACCGTAGGGATAGGACGGAGCTGATAAAACACCAGTGAGAATAGTGCCAGCAGAGCTATTGTCATGGTCGCTAAAAATGCAGCGTCTATAGTAGTTCTGTCTGAGGGTTTGCGTAGTATGTATTGTCTAATTGTTTTGAGCATTGTGCAGCCTTGTCTTTGCTTGTTGCTGCCTCCGCGCAGCCTGTGCCACTGAATCTATATGTTCACTGACGTCAAACTTATGCCGGATGTACTGACGCCACCCACCACTAATAAGTATTATGCCAATTAACACAAGCGCTGTCACCATACTAATTACCTGTTCCATGTGTTTTGCCTCTCATTGACAATACACCTTTTACTTCATTTAAGATGTCAGAATTGTCACTAATAACTTGCGTACTCTTATCAGTGGCGGTAATTGAATCCTTGATAGCTTCAGTACCCTTGTCAATGGCTTGCACGGATTGAACAGCTATTGTACGCATGTCAGCCTTATGCTCCTTAGCGGTCTGATAGTCGCGCCATATGAAGTAAAAAAGTAGTCCTATAGGAAGTCCAAACTGATTTACTAGCGCGCCTAAGTCCATATCTATCTTACCCTTTTTTTGTTACTGTACACAATATCTTGAACGGCTGCATCAGCCTTGAGTTCATCTGTCAATATGTTACCACATAAACCACAAGCGTCATTGCGCACAGAGACCAGTCCGCAATACTGACAGGTGTGGCAATGGAAGCAGACTATCAGGTAGACGCCATCAGGGAAGGTGTTGCCACACCATACGCACTGACAAGTAGCAACGGTCTTACTGACCACCTCCATAATCTTATCCTGAGGTACCGGCTCAGGTGCTAGTGCTGCAAGACGGCGCTGCCGGCGGTTCTTCTCATTAGGATGAGGTAGCTCTAGTGTATTCCCTTTGTAGTGTATAGAGCGTCTAGCTTGCATAGTTGTGCCGTTCCCACCAGTGAGGTGTCTCTTAAGTTCTCGCTGAGCTTAATTATAACGTAAGTGTAATCAGTTGTGACAGGCGTCTCAAAGTATTCCCTATAGCGCACATTGTCCTTGTTCAGGATGGTGGTCAGGTCAAGCTTGATGTCCACCTTGCGGTTAGCGTCTGCTGCTACATTGAGGTCTATCTTACGGAAGTAGTCAGGCTCATCAGTAATGAATGTAGGGAACTCAGAGCCTATGCCAATCCATTCCACAATCCGGCTGCCTGAAGCAACGCTTGCATCAAAGGTGAACTTCAGATGTATAAAAAGATTCTCAATGCTGAGTGCATCCTCAGGAGGCACAGGATACACATAGAACTTATCCCTGCAGAATATAACATTGCTCAGTGTGGCAAGCCTGAGAGTGAACGGATAGAAGTGGTTTTTAGAGGCAACTTGTTTCATAGCTTTACGTCATAATCATGTTTAGTTATCCGGAAGGCATCCTCAGTAGGGACCGCGCCGGTGCTGCTGCCTCCATTGATGTAACCTGTACTGCCCCAATAAAGATGAACAAACACCTTATTGACCCATCCGGCATCTGTAGGCTGTGGCAGGTCCGTGCCTGTGAACTCTATTGTAAGCGGTAATGCACCCTGAACAAACTTACCGCGTGCTTGCACCTCTGCATCAGTCATTACGCCATCCGCACTGAGTGCCATATAGAAGCCTACATCTGAGCCTAGTGAGTGGCTGCATAACCCATCCGGTCCGGCATCACTGTATATCTGTACGCCAAAAAACTCACGATTCTCAAAGATGATGCGCTTGTTAAATACAATGAACTTAGGCACACGGTACTCCAGCACCACACCGGTCACACCTAAGGTACTGAGACAACCGCCTCCGCCCTTACCACCGCAGTAAATAAAGTAGAGATAAGAAGCCTCCACCATTGCATCAGGTCTGCCCTTGTTTGTGCGTCCACCTTCACTCATGGCTTAGCCATCCTAACAGTACAGTCAATCTTAAACGTGTACAGATGCCAGTCTGCAGGCGCGCCCACATCAAGGTCAAAGCCTATGATAAAGCCGTCATCATTGTAGTCACTATCACCACGTCTAGGGATGAGTGGCATCAGATTCAGTCCATCTATCAGGACCGCCTCTGCAGCGCCGTAACTGTAAGCTGCTGATTCACCGGTTATCTTCTTCCAGTCCTCAGCAATCCTTGCCTCTGTATATGTTGATAATCCTAATGCTGTGATAGCATCAGTATCAAAGTCACCCTTGAAGATGCGTAGTGTGGTAGGCGTGACGTTAGAAGCTTCTGCCTGCATAGTGAGCTTAGCTGAGATGATGTCACCCTTGAACGGTCTAGCAAAGCGGACCATGCCACCATTGCCGGCGCCTGTCTTGATAACAGATAGGTCACCAGTAATGTCGCCATCATTGACAAAGGAATTGCCTATAGCAAAGTTGTCATACCAGTTTGCTCTGAATGGTATTGCTCTGAATCGTTGTGCCTTGTCGCCTATCATAGCTTAAGTATAAGCTACTTAGGCGCCCAAGCGTGCAATACAAAACGTGGAGTAACCTATCTGACCATTTTCGCCTTGAACACTCAGGTTACCGCCTGAACTTTGGAAGCCTATTGCCTCTATGTAATCATTAGCTGCAAGGCTCATAATGACTGAGCTTGTCACACCATTGTCGTTAGAAGTAGGCGCATTACCGCCATTCAATCCGGTCCTACCGGTCACACCGTTTTTCTGGAACCAGAGGAATCTTGCGCCAGTAGCATTAGAGGCGTAACTCAAGCTAGCGGTTATCAAGTATTTACCAGCCTTAGGCACTGTGATACGTGATGTATTACTTGATGTGGAGTGGTAGCCGTCGGTGTCAAACTCCTCTGTGTCCCAAGTAATAGCGGTGATTGTCTCATTAGCTAAAGTTTGACCAGTAGATTTTCTAAGCCCACAGCCGGAGGCTAGCGTCTTAGTATACATACTAATAGTGTCAGCAAGGATGTGGCGCGCAATAATCGCATTGTCAGCTATGCCTGTACCGTCATTGAAGCTCGCATCATTCTGACCTAAGATGTTCCACTTTGAAGCGGAAGGTTGCTCTCCAAAGACTACTGACCATGCTTGATAACTCATAATGTTATGCCCTCACCTCCACTACCGCAAAGCCTTCTTTTTTAGCCTTGACATGTTCTGGAATTATTATGTTTGTTCTCTTACTTAAGCGTAAGGCTATTGTATTGAGGTCTGATTCAGACGGAAGCCGGTTTGTAATAACACCCTGTTCCTCCTCCAATAATATACTATTCTGACCACAATAGCATCTGAAGCCTAGCGTACCATCTAGGCGTATGCGTGAACCCTCAAGTCCACTAGTGTAGATTCCATTAGGACCATCCTCACCTGCAATAGGTTCAGCCTCTGTGACTTTGCCGTTCTTACCAATGTAGGCAATGATGCGCCCCTTGCAATTATCACTGAGGCAATGCACCTCCTGAGCTATCTCACCTGAGAGCAGGCGCCCATATTGTTCACGCATCTTAGGGTCCGGAATGTTCCGGAGCATATCTTTGACTAGGTTATCCTGATGTACCATGCGTGCCTCCTATGGTCCTATAGGGTCATCACCACCAATGGTGCTAATCCCTATCCTAAAGTATTCTTGTTGAGTGCGTTGTGCTATCATAATTTTTTGCCTAAAACCACTACCATTAAGAATACCATTTATCCGCGTAACAAAGTAGGTATCATTCACCTTGCGGTCACGGTAGCTGATGAGGTCACCTATCTGCTGGTGAGGCATGCCCTTGACAAGCAGGTTGCGTACTGCTTCTACGCCGGCGCGGTCAGCAAGTATCATCTGAGCAATGGAGTTAGCAGCACCCTCATCCTGAATGTAATCGTTGTCCAGCTTATAGACACGCTCATCAAAGCCCTCATTGTTTGTACCTACTGAGGCGTCATCTTGCAAACGGAGGAAGATGTCATTAGTCACCTTTGCCGGACGCGCCCATAGTTCAAGCTGTGTGAGGTAAACCGGCACACCTGCAGTGTTAGTGAATATCATCTTGTAAGCGGTACTGAACTGGTCAAAGCTGGTGAGTGTCACATCTGAGGAGAAGGTCTCACCTGAGCCATCCTGCTCCACGTTAGTAGCAAAGAGTGAGGTAGAGGCGCCGGTAATATAGTCAGGCTCATCAACGGTAGTAACAGGCAGGTCACCGTATTCATCCTTGAAGTTAGCAAACACTTCCAGCGTACTGTTAGCAGGAATCTCTAGCGCACTAGCTGATTCCCACAACAACTGATTAGCCTGCACTGCACGTGGTCTTGCTGTAATCTCTACTACGTTTATAATCTTATCCTCATCAAGCGTATCTGATTCAATGACCGTACCGGTATCATGAGCAAAGCTCAGAGTATGGTCATTCCAATTAGTGCGGTTGATGAAGCGGATGACGCCTGCCTCATCCATGAATAGTGAGCCTAGCTCTGATTCAGCAATCTTCTTGAGGGCATCACCTAGTTTGCTGTCCTTCTTGAAGTAGGCAAACGGTATAGTAGTAGTGCCATAGTCAAGCTCAAACTGTGATGTAAGTAAGCCGGCTGTCTGCAGCAAGGCGCTGATAATCTCATCAGTGCGCATGTCCTCATAGATAATCTCCTCCTCAAGAGTGATGTTGTATATGGACCTGAGGAAGTCAATGCAGTGCAGCTTAACAGTCTTAGCCTTCTCATCTACCTGAGGACGGCTCTCTGTGATGCCTACAAACACCGGTATGTTCTCCGCGCCGTGGAATCCTAAGAACAGCTTAATAGGACGCTGAGCCTTGAGATACCCGTAGTAAGGACTGGAAGTATTCTCAGGCGTGAATATGTCATCATGGTTGTCCAGCACAATGTCTGCCATTGCCATAGTCAGCGCATTAGTAGGCGCCTCTGATTCACGCGTATATTCCATACTCTTAAGCCGGCTAGTAAAGTCAGCGTAATCATATTTATCCCACTCCTGAACCACAGCATTATCACCGGCAATGATGTCATCACCGCCAATGGTAGATTCACCAATGGTAAAGAAGGTTATATTGTCATCAAAGTTTTTGAGTATGCTCATAAGGACACGCCACTGCATGCCTCTGACCGGTCCGGTAGCCTTCTCAACAAAGGTATTGCTAACTGATTGCATACTGTTCCTCCAGCGTGATGCTGAAGTCTTGTATGCGCTGTCCGTTCCACTTAGGCACCTTATCACTGATGCTCATGAAGCACGGCACAAACAGACCTCTGTTATTGACTATCAACATTAGCATGGTATCTTGAGCAAACTGCTTATCATACTTTGCGCGGATAGAGTTGTATTCATCCGGCGTCAGGAAGTTCCACTTAATCTGCCACTTACGGCGGTTGCTGTAGTAGTCCACGTACAGCTCACCACTGAGCGTGATGTTCTTTGCAAGGTTAGGGTCAGTAATCTCAATGAGTTCACCGTAGTCAGGCAGCAGAAGCTGGTCAAGGTAGATGGTCTCATATTCATTCTGATAGCTGGTAGCTGGTTCATTCAGGCTCATAGTTCAATCTCCGGTTTACCTTTAGCACGTAGCTCCTGATTCACAAGACCTATGCCCTCCTTGAATATATCACGTAGCTCTGAAGCAGAGCGCGCCATAACGCCGTCCATCTGCATAGTAAGGTAGATGTTGCCACCGCCTGCTGCAATGTTGCCACCAGTGATGTCTCTAACGGTAGATTCAATCCTATCAAACAGTCCGGTATAGCGGTCAAGGAAGCTAAGCGGAAGCACCGCCTCATTACCAGCCTCACCAATGATAGCGCCCATAGGACCGGTGGCAATACCACCAGTAGCAAGCATAGGCAGCTTAGGCATAGAGAATCCTTTGCCTCCTAGACCAGGGACCCAATCAGGCGCCTTGAATGATAGGTTGCCTATGGAGTTATTCCAGAAGCCGGCAACTGCATTGAATGCTGCCTTGAACGGCGCGCTAATGACATTGCCTATAGTACCTAGCGCAGAGCCAATCTTTGCCGGCAATCCCTTGAACCAGTCCACCACACTGTTGATGATGTTCCTGACGTTCTCAGGCAGGCGTCCGAACCAGCCAATAATCTCTTTGACCATGTTGATGAAGCCACCTATCACGTTGCCTATCCATCCAATGAGGTTAGCGAACCAGCCTATAAGTGTGGCAATGATATTGATGACAAAGCTTATAACTTGAATCACTATGTTGAGGACGTTTATGAATAGCCATATAGCCACCACAAGGACCGCGCCAATGACTGCAGCAATGACGCCTATGGCAATCATCAGAGCAGGGTTCAGTGCGTTCCACAACCTTACTACGGCGCCTATGATATTCATGAGTGCCGGCAGTAGCATGTTCCAGATGGTGCTTATCAGCGCAAGGATAGGAGGCATGAGGAACTCAAACACTCCCTTGAGGATGTTGAATATAGGGACCACCATTGATGCAAAGAAGGTTACTATCTGTACGAACACATCCCACACCTGCTGTGCGCCATCACGTATCTTGAATAGCCAATCAATGAAGCTGCTATCTTCAGACAATCCGAAGATGCCACCCCTAAAGTCACCAGTAATCAGTAGTCGCACAATCTCATAGAGACCTTTAGCTGCATCCCTGATGCGCTCAAACACTTCCACGCCTACCTTCTTAGCAATCTCAAACCACTCACCTAGCTTGTCAAGGTATGGCTGAATCTTCTTTTGAGCTTCTTCCCATCCGCCCAACTTATCAATAATCTTGTCTGCTACCCATGCAACGCCGGCGCCAATGGCTGCAAGTGCTGCAAGGTAGAACAGTGTAGGTGCTGCAGCTACAGCCATTGCAATCAGTGCAGGAATCATCATACCTAAGATAGCGCCCACTAGGAGCTTGACGGTATCCATGTTCTCACTAATCAGCTTCTTGAAGTATTCTAGGAAGCCACCAGCCTCCTCAACCTTCGTGAGCCATGCTCCAAACACTTTGACCAGTGGAGTAAGTCCAGCCATGATAAGCTCACCTACGCCTTCCTGCAGGTCACCAAACGCATTCTTGAGCGCGGTTATCTGACCCTGAGGAGTATCACGCAGAGCCTTGTTCACGTCACCATAGTTCTGTCCTAATACCTCAACCAGCTTAGCAGCCTTCTCAGCTTCTGTGCCGTTCTCAAGGACCTTCTTCTGGTTCTCATCCAGCGTGACACCATAACGGCTCAAGGCGCCCACGTTGCCGGTCAGGACTTTACCTACTAAGTTGTTGATAGCCACCATGTCCTCAGCCGTGGCATTGTGACCCTTAAGCTGAGCAACCATGTCAGCCACCTTAGGCGTCACCTTCTCAATGGTTTTACCCTGCAGGTTGAAGGTAGCAAGCTGTGACATACCTGCCTTGATGACGTCATCCTCAATAACACCTATAGCCTGAAGGCTTGAGGCTTGCTTCTCCAGAGACTTGACGTGTTCCTCAGTCGCGCCTTTGACGTTCAATAGGTTAGTGCGTAGCTTAGTAGTTGCAGCAGTTGCATCATTGTAAGCATTAACCGATTGCACACCAAACGCCACCACTGCAGTACCCACTGCAGCAATGGCAAACATGAACTTTTCAGATGCAGCAGTAGCGCCAGCCCAATGTTTAGAGACTTTATCTCCGAACCCTGCCACCTTTTTATCAGCGCTATCAAGGGTACCATTGAGCTTCTTGTCATCTATATCTAAGTCATAATGTAATGCGCCTACTTCTTGTGACATTCTATTATCCGCCTAGCACTTTTTTTACTTTGTTCATATCAGTAACTTGATTATTATTCCCTAGTCTGAGTATATCAGCAGGGTCCTTACTTGCATACTCAAGCGTTTTGATGAACTTGTTACGTGCATCTTTTTTGATATGTGGCAATAGAATGATGCGCGCCTGCATCAGGTAGTCCCTACTCTGCCGGCGGTAGCCTTCAGATAGGAGTGAGAAGAACGTCTTAGCGTACTCCTCCATGACGTCCACGCGCTTATAAGCAGGGTAGAATTGCATGAAGTCAGAGACTGCAGGCACTAAGCGCGTTACGCTTTTTTTGAGGAGGAGACCTCTATACCTTGCTTCTTAAGTTCAGCCATCTGCTCAGGCATTCCCATCTCCATAATCAGGGTAAGCAGTGACATGAGCTGACCGGATACAAGGGTAGCATCCGTAAGCTCAGGGATGAACTTCTTAATGGCAACTTCAAGGTCAGCAATAACTTTATCCAGTTCTTCCTCAGATAAGTCTGCTGCCTTCTGCATCCGTGTACCAATCTGAGACAGGCGTAACAGGTCACCTGTCTTAGGCGGTGCAACTTCAATCAGTTTATCTTGCCACTTAATAGTCTTAGACTGCGGTTGTAGCGCATCAAGGTCTAATACATCACTCATATTGTCGTCCTCCGTTAGATATTGTTCTTAAGTTACTAGCTGACTAGCGCTGGTCCTACGTGACCCAAACGGCGTCCAGTGCCATAGGTCTCATCAACAAGCGCGTGCATGGTAATCTCTACCACCTTCTGCTCATCAATCCTCATAGGCAGCTCTACGTTCTCAGCAGATACAGCACGGTAAAGATTGACGTCATCAGAGAGGTCACTGTCAGCGTTCTTAAGAGGGTGAATGACCAATAGACCGGCTTCAGCACGGAGGCTTGCGCCTGCTTGTGCGCCTAAGTCAATACGGTCTGCAGCAGCACCATCAACTGAGCTGGTCTCAGGAATGGCAACATCTAGGCTGCGGAAGTTAGGCTGTGCAAGGGTGAAGTTCACCATAACACGGTTACCGGTTAGCACCTTATCAATAGGTGTTTCACCATAGCGGTCCACTTTGACGTCCTCAAAGTCACGCTCAACTGTTAGTAATACGCCACCAGTGGTGTGACCTAAGTCTACACCCTTATAGGTGATGCGACACGGACCGGCAATTTCTGCTTCATTGATATCCATAGCATTATTCTCCTGTTACTTTTTTTACCCTTAAGATATATGGTTAAGGTTTCTACATATGAATTGTACACTAAGCCTAAACAACTTGCCACCTTCAAGGTCACGGTCCGCATCAGTGATATTACCTAGCGCCCTGCTTAGCTCAATCCACCAGTTATTAAGTGCGTAATGATGACGTCTGTGGAGGACCTCATATACTGTCTCAAGTTTAGCATAAGCACGGTCAGTATGTGGAGACCTATACCAAAAGTCAAACACCGGATATTCAGTATCAATGTACTGGTGTGGTGGTGGTGAAGGGACCGGCACAATCAGCAGGTACTCCTCAACACCATCAGGTACTTCACCCACAAAGATAGTGCGCTCACTAGGAGTATCAGTGGTAAAGATTCCTATACCCCTGTTCTCCATCTCTTGTGCAATCTCTCTAGCTAGCATACTCATAAGTTTAACGCCTTTGCTGCTTCTTCAATATAACTTGACCGGCGCCCTAGCACGCTATTGACTGCACGCCTGAAGAAGCCTGAGCTGGTGCCTGCCGTGGTGTAGTTATCAAACTTCTTAGTAGGAGCGCCTACACCTGTCTTGCGCTGTCCTACTTCCTGCGTGGCTGCATACTCAGCATTAATCTCCACGCGGTGATTGCCTCTGCTGTTACGGAAGGACCGTGCTGATGCCTTCATCCGCCCTGTCTTGACCGGCATACCAGAGGTAGATTTAAGACCACGCTCAAGGTCAATAGCCATATGACCGGTGACCATATCCATAAAGGCGTCATTCTTGCGCAGGAAGTCTCCGCGCTTACTGGTGAACTTAGGACGGCTCATGATACCTGCCTTTGCTTAGTAACTTCACAACGGATGAATTGAACGGTGTTATCAGTCAGGAGGCGCTTAGCTCTAGTGACACGCTCAATCTGCATGTACCCCTCATCAGGGTGATACCAGACTTGTCCGCGCTCTACGTTAGTGCCGGCATCAAACCAGAGGATGCCATCAAGCAGGATGTCAGTACGATTCTGCGCACGGCTGAAGGAGCTGATGTCACGGTAGAGGCAAGCCACTCCGTCACCTGCAGTCTGATATACCCTGTCACCATACTCATTAACCACCTCACTCCTGAGGTAGGCTGTCTCAACAAGTTTGCCGTCCAGTGATATATCACCCATGCCGTTATCCTAAGTCTACGCTTTTACGTGATTCAATCAGTCCGCTAATGAAGGGGTCCTCAGTAGCTACTTTGTCAATAATCTCATTAGGGTTCCTGTACGTTACTGAGTGACCCTCAAGGCTCTCAGACTGTACGTTACCTACTGCACTGGTCTTGCCTGCTTGCAGCACGTCTGCAGCTATCCTAGTGGCTGCTAGCTGGATGTCCTGAGGAATGGCGCCATCATACTCACTGAACTTAGCAGTGACCGCTATACGCCCATTACCGGAAGGGAATGAACCGTAGCGCTTGACCAGCTCATTCTTGACCGTCTGATTCTGAGGCTCAGCCACATAGTCAGTCAGGTTAGTTAGCGTGCTGTTCACATCATGCTCATTGTCCACACTCTTAACAGCCGTGATAGCAGTACAGGGGTCTATATCAACCGTCTCTGAACCGCCATCAAAGTAACGTGTAGATTCATCCACCTCGTAAAAGGTGCTAGCTAGCACACGGTCCAGCCATAGCCGGATAGCCGGTAAGAGTGTGGTCAAGAAGGTTACCTCATCTGCAGTAAGGGTGCGCTGCAGGTACTTCTCTATGAGTGTTTGACTTGAGTATTCTGTGACTGCCATGACCTGCGCTCCTTTGGTGTCTTTATATTACCGCAATCAACGCATTGCTTACCACCGTTCGTCATCTTGACGTAGGCATGCTGTCCAGTCTGCCTGACGCTCTGACACTTTGTGAACGTAGGTTTAAGGATTGCACTGTGATGAATGTCGTCTCTATTAATCATAATCATATTGTAACACTAGACAATAGAAAAGAGCCACATCCTGCGTGGCTCTTTCAAGGAGGGTGAGCGTAAGTCTCGCTCTAGTATCAGCTAGTTATCTAGGATACTGTACCGGTTCCAAGAACAACGAACTTGCCAGCGTTACCCTTAGGTAGCTTGCCAAGCATACGGACAACAGCGCGCATTGCGGTACCGTCCTGAGTTGCAAGGTTGAAGTCGTTACCTTCGCTATCCTCAATGGTAGCTTCTGTAAGTTGCTTCAGAGCCATACCACGCTTGTTGTACAAGACGTAGTTCTTTAGGTCACCGAACACTGCGAACGCGTCATTAGCGCCGACTTCGTTAGATTTAGGAAGGACCCTAGTGAACACAACCGGAGTACCCCACGGAGTAGTAGGAGTGTTAGGGTTAGGCTGGAAGTAATAACCACCAGTACCTGCACCGCCACCACCGTCATACTTAGTTTGCGCAAGGCGGAACCAAGTCTCTTTACGCATGTACCATTTAGCGTTAGACGTATCAGCGTCATCTTCACCGGCACCTTCTGCGTTAAGCAGGTCATCCCATGTGATAGTAGTACCAGCACCTGAGACTTGCTCAGTGATGACACCAGTAGTGTTAGTGATTCCAGATGTAGCGTGAGTAAACACAACTTCATCAGCCTTCTTAGCGTAGGCGCGTGTTAGTTCTTTAGTAACAAGGTTCCAGAAGTCAATAGCAGCATCTTCAGTCAGCTCATCAGTTGATGGAACAATGACCGCGTATTTCAGCAAGTCAGTAAGCTGCTTAGTGAACTGCATCTTAGCACCGCGCTTAACGCCTGCTTCAGCAGTTTCATAGAACTCAAGACCACTGTCTAAGCTCAAGAAGCGTACAGCGTTACGGTCTGTCTGACGGACGTCAGCATTAGCAAAGGCTACACCGTAGTTAGGAAGGTTCTCGTAAACCGTGGTGTCAAACTCAGGGTCAGGTACTAACGCACCGCCATCTTCAACATCACCTTCGTTAGCGTATCCGGCTTTAACACGGAGAGCTTGAGCCAGTTTGTTGTAGCGCTTGACTTCCGTCATGTCGCCATCAGCAAGAGCTTTAGCTGCCTTAAAGAGACGCATCTCTTTACTGTCTTTGGTCATCTCCTCAGAGTAGTGACCAGCCTTGATTCCCTTCTGAATAGGGTCATCAGCCTTGTCATCAGCGTCACCGCCTTTGTCAAGGTCTTTCTTTTTAACATCTTCAAGCTTAGCTACGACTGCATCAGCAGCTTTAGTAGCAGCAGCATCTGCAGCTTTTTCAGCAGCAGCTTCAATGGTAGGAGCAAGGCTCTTACCTACGGCGTCAGTAATTTGACCTAGTTCTTTTTCACCTAGTACAATTTCTTCTTCAGTTGTTTTCTTGTCGTTATCCATGATATTTACCCCTTAAGGTTTACTTTGATGGTCTTGATGACCTTTTGTGACTGAGTTGCCACTGCTGCAGCGTCACGGAGGACAATGCGTTTTATATGAGGCTTAGCGTCTGTGAGTGAACTAGCATCTGCTGATTCCTCAAGACGGGCAGTAAGATTCTTGAGGACCTTCACTGCGTCTTTAACTTCATCATCAGGCATGTGCTTAACTTTGTCAAGTAGGGAAGCCCTAGAAAATTGCTCAAACTCCTTACGCACTTCTTCCATACTCTTACCAGCAACCTCATTGAATGAGCGCGCGGTAATCATAGCGTCAGGGTTTGCAGGTATGGATACAATAGAGAACTCAAGCATCTCCATCTGCAGGATAGTCCGGTAGTCCTCAGACCACTCTTTGACAATACCACCAATAGAGACCGCGTTCAGGTAACCGCCCTTAACTAAGTTGTAGACGGTCTGCGCAAACGGATATTCCTCAAGCGCTAGCTGGAATCGTGCAGTCATCTTGTTCTTAGTCTGCTTAATCTTCAGCGTCTTGCCGATAGGGAAGCCCCAATAATCGTGACCGTAGAGGACCACAGGGTTCTTCTCAATGTAGTTCTTAGTGTCAATACCGTCAGTGAGAATCTGCTCACGGTGACGGTCCTCACCTGAAGTGGTGACAACAGCCTCAAGGATTCCGTTGTCAGCATCAAGCTCCTTAGTGCTACCTTGTTCAAGGTGCATATGGAACTGGACTTTTTCTCCAACTTCCCTCTTGATTATTTCCGGCTGCTTGTTGTCATCCATAATTTTTTATTCCTTCTATGAGTATATTACATTTATTCTACTACAAACACTACCTTTTTACCTCACAGGCAATATAGTACATCTGCAGTTAGGGTGAAGCGGTGGACTATCAATGTCATCATAGGAGTTCTCATGAGCCTCCCCATTAGAATCCTCGTAGCTCTCACCCTCCTTAACGAACGTATCATCAAGCCCTATGGTCTTACCCTCAAACGGAGTACATAACTCACAGGCATCCGGATTAACATACCACTCTTTACCCTTGACGTAGCCGGTCTGACGGTAGGCTTCATTAGTAGCCTCATTGCTAGCGTTCAAGGTTTCAGTCCTAGCCACACGCAGAGTGCGGTACTTCTCAGCGTCACCATAGATAACATCTACACGCTTACGCAGTTTGCTCAGGCTCTCACCTTCCTGAATACCCTCAGCCAAAGACTTGTTCAACTTCTCAAGGGTCTGGTCATTGAAGTTCTGAGCCATCTTCTGAGTGCGTGCCTTGACGTACTTCTCATAGCGCGCATTGAGAATAAACTCACCTTCTTCATCACCAGCGAATATCATAGCTAGAGCGCCCTGCTCTTTGCCTAAGTCAGTCATGACAGGGACCAGTGAATCAAGCAGCTTCTTATCATAGGCAGCATCATCAAAGAGCTTCTGCTGAGCTTCCTTAGTGAGACCCTTACCAGCTAATGCTTCAAGGTTTACCAGAGCCTCCTCATGCTGCTCCTGCAGGATAGGCTTCATCTTCTTCTTATAAGACCGTTCATAAGCACTCTGGTTCCTCATAAGTGCTAAGCGGAAGTTCTCTTTATTTTCAGCGTTTATTGTGGTAGTGTTTGTCTCTGATTCTGAGGAGGATTCATCTTTTTTTTTTGGCTCAACGGTGGAAGCAGGTGCTGCCTTCCGCCTTATCTTGAGGACTATGCCTTTGCTCTCAGTGCTGGAACCAGAGCCACCGCTAATAGATTCACTGATAGGGAAGGAACTGAGTG